CATACTCGCAGCAGCGCGCGCTCACTGTCCTCTTTGTCGGCGGCTTCTTCGCTGGCAACGAGCCGCGCGTCATTGGCTTGCCTAACCCGGCCAAGCGTCCCGCCAATCTCAAGCTGGCGCTTGCTCTCAACGAATGGGCTGCGTTCGACACTGCATGGTTCCGGGAAAACGTCAGCGAGGAGTGGCTCGAAGATGCTGTTCGTGCCAACAACATCCGCCACTGGCTGATGCGTAACTTCTACGGTAGCGCCAAGGTTCTGCGCACCGCCCACGCCAACAATTCTTGGCGGGGTGCTGACGACTTCTTCAATCTTGTGGCGCCTTACTTGGACGGTGCGGGTGAATACTTTCAGCCCGGCCACCTCAACTACGATGCCTTCGCTCCTCATGCTTCCGAGGAACAGTTCGCTGCCATCCAGCGGGGCGCCGACGCTGCCCAGCAGGCGGAGGTCAAGTGGCATAAGTTCCTTGATGCCAATCCGATGATGCGCTACACTCCGCTGAACAACGTCCCGACCGATATCCTCAACGCTTACATCAACCGCTGAAACAGGAGACACATCCTATGATCCCCTTCATCCTCAAGAGCGATTCCGTTGCCCTGTTCCCCGCTGGTGAGGACCCGATCCTTATCGACGTGGACCACTTCAACTTCGACATGGTTGTCGAGGCCATCCGCGCCGGCAAGTTCGAGGAGGCTGTCGAACTGGCCTCCGTTAAGAACTTCCTCGCCAAGGTGACCGGCGGCGCCGTCTCCATCACCGAGCAGGGCGTCGTTTATGGCGGCGAACCCCTGACCAACTACCTTGCCGACAAGATGATGATCTTCTTCAAGCAGGGGCTGCCCGTCGAACACTACTGCAAGTTCCTCTCCAACCTCATGGCCAACCCGTCCATGACGGCGCGCAAGGAACTCTATCTGTTCCTTGAGGCTGCCAACCTGCCGGTCACTGAGGACGGCTGCTTCCTCGCCTACAAGGCGGTGCGCTCCGACTTCAAGGACATCCACTCGGGCAAGTTCGACAACTCGCCCGGCACCACCCTTCTGATGGCCCGCCACGACGTTGATGATAACCGCAACATGACGTGCAGCTATGGCTTCCATGCTGCCGCCTACGAATACGCCAAGAACTTCATGCAGTCCGACGGCAAGATGGTCGCGGTCAAGATCAACCCGGCCGACGTGGTGTCGGTGCCCGCTGACTACGGCAACCAGAAGCTGCGCTGCTGCCGCTACACCGTCATGTTCGAGGTGCCGGGCGCCGCTGACATCTTCAAGAACAAGTCCTACATGGAGTCGGCCGGCGAGCCGCTGCCCGATGCCGAGGAGCGTTCCTACTTCTGGGGCGACGTCTTCGACGAGGACGACGGCGATATCTAACGCCGCCTAGGTGGGGGAGGGCTTCGGCTCTCCCCCTTTACTGCTTCAATGGAGTTCGGATATGTCTGATGAACTTAGTGCAAGTGATGCTCCTGCTCATGTTGCTGCTTCTCCTTTAGAAAAGCTTACGCGCGCCCAGGTTTTTGCCCGTGATCCCGAGGCGCTGTCCGATACCGACCTCGCTTTCGCCATCGAGGAACTTAAGAAGATCAACCAGCGGAACCGCAAGGCCCGTGCCGACGACGCCTTCCTTGCCGAGACCGCAACCAAGATGAAGAAGGCGAACACCGCAACCCGCAAGAAGAAGGGAGCCGCCGTCATGGCCGCCGACATTCTGGACGTAAAGCTGTGACCGATACCTACGACACCCTCGACCTCTCTACTGTCGTCACGATCAGGGACGAGTGGCGCCACGCCATCGAAACTGACGGCGCCCATTGCCCGTGCTGCGACAGGTGGGGCAAGATCTATCCGCGCCACATCAACGAGACGATGGCCCGCAGTTTGGTCTGGCTGTGCGAAGCACCGCTGACTGGCGATTGGGTCAACGTTCCTGCCAACGCGCCGCGCTGGCTGGTCCGTTCCAATCAGTTGCCGACCCTCCGCTGGTGGGACTTGGTTGAACGCGCCGCCTCCGACGACAAGATCAAGAAGCACTCTGGCCTGTGGCGTCCGACGCAACTCGGCCGCGACTTCGCCGAGGGTAAGGTCACCGTTCCTAAGACCGTCTACACCTACAACGGGACGCGCGAACGCTACGGCGACAAGCTGATCACCATCAACGAGTGCTTCGGCACGCACTTCTCCTATCAGGGTGTGATGCAGGCCAGCTTCGATTTTGGAGAACCCGACGATGACTGACATCTTGAAGCGGCTGCGGTCCTTCGATGTGTTCAACGCACCGATGGACATCGACGGCATCATGGTCAGCCCGGTGGCGCTAATGGCCGCCGACGAAATCGAGCGGCTTCGCAAGAAGCTCGCATGGTGGGACGAGCAGAGCCGCGAAATGCTTGAGGCTGTCGAGAAGGCCGAGGCCGAGCGCGACCGGCTGCGGGAGGCGCTGTGGGATTGCGTTGAGACGTGGCGTCCGCTGTTGGCGGATGCTGATTTGACGGCGCACGAAAACCCGGCCTATCTGACGTTGATGCACGCCGACTTGGTGCTTGGGGAGGACCACGCATGAGCGACGACAACGTGGTGATCCTGCCTGTAATCTCTACCCTCCCTATCCCGGTCGAGCGCATCCTTAAGCAGGCTATGAAGGCCGACTTGAAGATGTGCGTCATCATCGGCGAAAAGGACGATGGTTCACTTTACTTTGGCAGCAGCGAGCCGGATGGTGGCGATGTGCTGTGGCAGATGGAGAAGGCAAAGCTTGCGCTGCTGCACGTCGGTGGCGCATGGCCGGAGGACCGCGAATGAAGCTGACGAATAAGAATGGGATGCCCGAGCCGCTGGTCGTAGCGGTAGGTAATGATTCCTATACGAAGGGCGATGCGGATATCTCGGTCACCGAGTTGCTGACGCCGCCTCAGTTGCGACAGCTTCGCATCAAGCATGACCATGAGCTTGAGGAGGATGTGACGGATAGGATTTGGTCCCTGCTTGGGCAGGGTGTCCATCACATCATCGAGCGGGCGGGCTTGGGTTTGCCTGCCTCGCTGAATGAGGCGACCGTCTACTCCGTCTATGATGGGTGGAAGGTGAAGGGCCAGATCGACCACGTTGCCCTCGACAACGGCACGCTGTTCGACTTCAAGGTCACCTCAGTTGCGAAGGTGCGGGGCGGTATCCCGGCACGCGAGTGGGTGCAGCAGACCAACATCTATCGGCGTCTGCTGTCCCGTGAGAAGGGGCTGGAAATCGGGGGCATCGCAGTCATCGCCATCCTGCGTGACTGGTCCCGCAACCAGCTTGCGAGCAACACTAACTATCCGCCTGCTCCTGCCATGCGTTTCGACATTCCGTTGTGGAGTGCCGAGGAAGCCGATGCATTTATTGAGCGGCGCATTGGTATGCATCAGACGGAGGTGCCCGATCCCTGCACCGAGGAAGAAGTTTGGGCGCGGCCTGAACGCTTCGCAGTGATGAAGGGCGCCAACAAGCGTGCCATCCGCGTCTACGATAACGAGGAGGAAGCGCAGATGCTTGCCTCCGTTACCAAGGATGCGTATGTAGAAGTGCGCCCCGGCATGGCGGTTCGCTGCCAGTCGTGGTGTCCGGTGGCTAGGTTCTGTCCGCAGTGGCAGGCCGATCCCCGTCGCAAGATCAGTGAAGACATCATGGAGACCATGTTCAATGCCTAAGATCACCGCAACCACCCCGCCTCCCCGCATCCTCATCTGTGGCGAGCCTGCCTCCGGCAAGACCGGTGCGCTGGCCCAGCTTGCCAACGCCGGCTACCGGCTGATGATCCACGACTTCGATCAGAACACGCGGGTCATTTCGTCCTACCTCAACAGCAATGCGGCTGACGTTTACGTCTCGACCTACGCCGCCGCCAAGATCACCAGCACCAACCTGTTCTCCGGTGCGACCGGACAGGCGTCGAAGCAGGCACTCGAAGAACTGCGGCGCTTCTGCAAGATGCTCGAACACTGGAAGGTGCCGGGCGGCGAGGACCTTGGCCAGTCGTCGGGCTGGACCGCAAAGGATGTGGTCATCATCGACAGCGGCACCTTCCTCGGCGACCTGCTCCTGCTCGCTGCGCATGAGGACCCGGAGACGAAGCGTGATCTGCGCTCGCTCTACAACGTGGCTGGGCGCTACTACAGCGCCATCCTCGACCACCTCACCGGCAACAAGATGGGAGCGTCCGTCATTGTGCTGACGCACATCATGCAGATCGGCGACAAGGACGATCAGGGCAAGATCATCAGCAACGCCCGTGACATCCCGGTCGGCGTCGGCGAGAAGTTCTCGAAGAAGATGCAGACCTACTTCTCCGACATCTGGCACCTCGAAGTGGGGCGTGACGGCAAGCGCACCTTCAAGACGTCGGCCACCAACAAGGCCGCGCTGCGTTCCTCTGCGCCCAACGTCATCAAGGGTGTCGAGGAGTTCGACCTCGCCTCGATGATGAACCGTCTCACCAAGGCGTAAAAAATTTCCGGGCAGGACTTGACGGGGTGGCAGCCCGGATGTATATGCCGCCTCGTCCTTAGCGGACACAACCTGTGGAGAACAGTTATGGCTGACCTTTTTGATACCGTGATCGAGAACACCGCCTCCGAGCGCCCCGCCTTCCGTCAGGCGCCGGCCGGTGACTACATTGCCACTGTGCGTGCGGCCAAGATTGTGAAGGCCAACTCCGGCACGCAGGGCATCGAGCTTGAGTTCACGCTGCTCGACGCCATGCACGATGGCGACATGACGGGGGTTGACCTGTCGAAGTGCCGCCTGCGTGATACGCAGTGGGTGTCTGAGAAGACGCTGCCGTATGTGCAGGAGCGCCTGTCTCGCATCGCTCCGGAGACGGTGGGCAACAGCATCCGCGATGCCCTCGACATCCTGCCGGGTAACGAGGTCGTTGTGAACCTGTCGCATGAGACCGCCAACCGTGATGGCACGCCGCTCAACACGCCGCGCCTCAAGGTCGACCGTTACTACTCGGTCGAGTGGTACATGGCCAACAAGAAGGCCGCCTAATCTAGCGGCTATGTTTCCTGTGGTGTGAAACTCAGGGGGAGTGGGCAGCAGCCTGCTCCCCTCTTTTCATTGGAGACAACGATGCTTCCTCGCAAAGCCCGCGATCACCTTGCACCTACGCTTGCCTTCCTCGACCAAGAGAACATCCCTTATGAGATAACCCATGCCGGCAAACACGGCTGCCTTGTCCTCAAGATCGGCAACCGTACCGTCAAGTGGTTCTTCGCCATGTCGCCGTCCGATGGGCGGTCTACCCTCAACTTCCGGTCGCAGGTTCGCCGTGCCGTCCAGCGTCACCGTGAAAACATCAGCAGCAAGGAGACCGTATGATGCGCGTCCTCGTCGCCTGCGAATACAGCGGCATTGTCCGCGATGCCTTCCGCGCCCTAGGACATGATGCCTGGTCTTGTGATCTTCTTCCTACTGAGAGGCCCGGCCCTCACCACCACGGCAGCGTGATGGACATCCTCGACGACGGCTGGGACCTGATGATTGCCCATCCGCCCTGCACCCACCTCGCCGTTTCCGGCGCCCGCTGGTTCAAGGACAAGCGGGTCGAGCAGGGCATGGCTCTGAACTTTGTGCGCGTCTTGATGGATGCGCGTATTCCTCGCATCGCCATCGAGAACCCGATCAGCATCATCAGCAGCCGCATCCGCAAGCCCGACCAGATCATCCAGCCTTGGCAGTTCGGCCACGGCGAGACCAAGGCAACCTGCCTCTGGCTGAAGAACCTGCCTCTCCTCAAGCCCACCAACATTGTCGATGGGCGCGAGGCTCGCATCCACAAGATGCCGCCCTCGAAGGATCGGTGGAAGCTGCGCAGCACCACCTACACCGGCATCGCCGCTGCAATGGCTGCTCAGTGGGGCGGCCATGCAGATTGATGTCTATGCCACTGACACGGTGACGGCGCACGATCTTCGGCGCCGCATCACCAACGAACTGGCAGCGGCCGGCGAACTTGTCACTGAGATCGCCGAGCGCAATGGCTGGTGGTTCGTCATCAATGGGGTCGGCGGGGCATGTCACGGCGTGCCCTATCGTACCACCTCTGATGCTGCCCGCGACTACGAAGCGGCACTCAAGGAGCGCAGCTAGATGTATGTCCTGCTGATCCTGCTGGCAGGCAATGTGGCCGGGGTGCTGCCGCAAGTAACGTGGCACCTCGACCTTCAGTCCTGTCAGGTTCACTCCATGTTGGAGCATCGCCGTATCTTGGCTCGCGGTGCCCGCGTCGAGCATATGTCTTGCTCGCGTGCAGACTTGCCTCGACTTCCTGCACTCGGTGCTGAATTTGTTGGTTGCACCGGGCGCGGTGAAGCGTTACAATGTCCCGTCTTTCCTCGATAGGAACTGTCATGGACAAGCATTGCTTTTGTGATCCGCACGGCGACAACGCCACCTGCGACCGACCTTGTGCCCGCACCGCAGAAGAACGCCGGTTAGAAGCCAAG